CCGTCAACTTCAACGAGGACTTGAAGTTTCTGCCCCTCGCCAGTGCGCAGCCACACGCCCGTGATGCCGACTGGTGGCTGACTCACCGCTTCCCCCACACGTCTTCACGGTGCTTGATGAGCGCGTCGATCGTGGCATCCAGCGTGCCCGGACCCTTGAACCTGAAGAGCAGGCGCCCGAACGCCATCGGCACGTGGAGATGCACCTGCGTGCTCGGCGCCTGCGGCTTGCCCGCCGCCACGTCCACTTCAGGCGTCGGGCTGAACGAGTAGATGTGCCACGCCTCCGGGTCGCCCTCGTAGTAGTCGGCCCGCGGAATCGGGAACGGCACCTTCACCTTGTCTTCGATGACGCTCATGCCGACCTCACAATGCGCAACGGCTTCGCGCGTCGCTTCTTTCGGGTGTTCTTCTCCACCTTCCGCAGCACCTGCGGAATGCCGGTGAAATTGGTGCAGTAGAGCAACAAGTTGAGCCGCTTCAACTCGTCTCGAATGTCCATCAGCACAGCGACCTGCACGTGCTGCCACGTCTCAGCCGCCCCCTTGTCAGTGCCGGGCTGCCAGTTGATGTCCTTCAACCGAGTGCTCATGGCTTCTTCTTGCCCCGAGGCTTGGAAATTTTCCCCACGTCGTCGGCAGACGCCCCCAGCCGCTGCGCAGCCTCAGCCATCGACCACCCAAGAGCCTCCCGAGCGGCGTCGTAGTCCTTCGAGCTGGGCGCGATGAGCTTCTGGTCCTTGGCGAGGCCGAGGGTCGTCCAGCGATCGTCCCACCCCTTCTCGAAGTGAAGGAACGCAATCAGCTCCCGCCCCGGCTCGCAGAAGCGAGACTTCACCGACTTCACCTTCACCTCGATGCCGCCGTTGCGTGGTGGGCCACTGCGCCCCAGCCTGATGCGGGTGCTGGCGAAGAACTTGAGGGCGTTGCCTCCGGGCGTGTACTCCGGGTTGCCAAAGGCCACACCGGGCTTCACCCGCGTCTGGTTGACCATGATGACGTGGGCACTCTTGCCCTTGAGCGCCTTTTTCAGCTTCGGCATGTAGCCCGACATGAAGCGGGCCATCGGCGACATGAAGGCGTCGCCCACCTCCCCCTCCGACTGCGCCTTCGTCTCCATCGCGGCCACCGAGTCGAACACTCCGAGGAAGGGCACATCCTTCGGCGTCGCTGCGAGCGCGGTCAGCAGCTCTGCACCCGCCTCTTCCGCGTTGTCGAGATCGTCCGCCAACAGCAACGTCTCCCGGTCAACGCCAAAAGCCTGCGCCCGGTCATCGCTGAGCGCATTCTCCGCGTCCACATGGAACCCGATGCCCCCGATGCGCTGCACAGAAGCCAGCGCAGCCAACACCAGTGAGGTCTTCCCCGAGGACTCCGGGCCGTAGACCTCCGAGATTTTCTCCCAAGGCCAACCACCGGGGCCGAGGATGTAGTGGTCGAGGGCTTCAAGCGCTGAGGGAATGCACCCGCGCACCTTGCCCGCGTCGCCCATCATTTTGATGGAGCCGCTGCCGTGCTTCTTCTCCACCGCGGCGAAGACCTGCTCCAACGCTTTCTGCTGCTGCGGAGTCATGGGTGTCCTTGTGTCAAGAAACTGAAAGGGACAAAAAAAGTGGCCGTCTCTCCGGCTGTCTCGTCTCGTGCGGTATTGGCCGCGACGTTCGCCTATTTCTCCGCCGCACTCAGGGCAGGGTCGTAACCGAGGTTTCCGCCTGCGTGAGCTGTCCTGTCCCTACCCAACGCTGCCTATTTGGAGCGCACTCTCGGGATGGTTCCCTCGGACTCAGAACTTCAAAAAGTGAGGGGCTCTCGTGGTGGGGGGGAACCGCTGAGAGCCCCTCGGAACCCGCCCCTAGTGGGGCACGTCCGCATCTGCGTCGTCGGCGTCCTCGGCGTCAGCGCGCTTGGGCGTCACGTCTCGTTCTTTCTTACCACCGCCCGAGCCCTTGCCACCACCGCGTTCCTCGAACTCACCATCGAGCGCTTCCTCCACCTGCTCATCGCTCGGGGCTTCCTCCACCGACGAGAGGTCCATCTGCGTGGGCAGCAGCTCTTCCCAGTTCGGCAGCTCGGTGCTCTCCCGCGCCACGGTGTGGCCGGTGTACCGGGTGTCAGTTCCCTGCCCGGTGCGCTTGAACGCGATGTTGTACCCCTTGATGGGGTCCGCGAAGCCCTTCACGCCCGCGGTGTCGATCGCGTCCATGATGGCCTTGAAGACGCCGGGGCTCATCGTCCAGAGCTGCACGCCCTTCTCCGGGTTCTTCATGTCCACGACGTTCACGTAGACCTGCGACTGGGGCTCCAGCGCACGGGCCTTGCGCATGTCCACCTTGTTGCCCGAGGCGCGCAGCGCCGCCGACTTCGAGCAGATGTCGCACGGCTGGCTGTACTGGTACTTGGTGCAGATGATGTTCTTCCGCTCCTTGCCGATCGCGAAGTAGTGCTTGTGGTAGGTGACGAACGCCTTCCGCCCCTGCGGCGGCGGCATGAAGCGCACCACGTTCTTCCCCTCGTGCGGCTTGAAGAAGTTGCCACCGCCAGTAGGAAGCTCAGCCGCCTCCTTCTGCATGTCTTCGAGGTCGAAGCTGCCGTACTGCGCCAGTGCTGCCTGTTTGCTCTTTTCGATTGCGTTGGTCATTTGGCTCTCGTTTGCGACGCTCTTTCGCTGGCGTCCCGCGGTTGTGCCCACCATTGGGCAAAAGGTCAGCCCTGCTCCAGCTCCCGCGCACGACGCTCCGCGAAGGAGCGCTCCAAGATGCGCTTGTCGCCGTCTCGTTCCTGCCGAATCTGCGCGCCCATCGACACCAGCATTTCCGACTTCTTGCTGATGGTCTTCACGCGCCCTGAAATCTGGGTGTGCTCGTACTGCGCCTCGATGTACGCGAGGTGCACCTTCTCGTAGTTCGGGTCGCACTTGATGGCAGCGTCCACCGCTGCCTCAGTCGGGGGCTTCTTGCCCTCATGCGGCTCCTTGAAGAGCAGGTAGAGCTTGGCCTCGGCCTTCTTGTCTTCCCACTCGGCGAGCAGCAAGGCTTTCGCGGCGTCGGCAAGCAGCTCGTTCCAGTACCCGAGGTCCCCGGAAAGCCGGGTGAACTCTTCGTCGATGAGCTGGGGCTCAAAGTCGATGCACTGCTTGTAGTAGTCGTCCACTTCAATGTCGCGCAGCTTTGCCATGACTCCCTCTTGCCCCGAGCCCTTCTTTTTTTCCTAGTGCAGGTCCGCTTTTTCGAGACTGCCCCAGCGGTCACTCACTTCGGCATCCACTTCCAACGGCACCTGCGCTGTAGCCCATGGGTACGACACCATGACCTCGCGAGCAGCCAAGGCGCTGTCCTTCCACGTCTTCTCTGGGCAAATCATCATCAGGGAGTCGTGAATCGGGAGCACCACCTGCGCGTCGAGCTTGCCCCCTTCGACCATCTCCACCAGCCGCGCCATGGACGCGAGGCAGAACTCCGAGGCGGTCCCCTGAATCGGCGTGTTGATGGCACCGTTCCGCGCACGAGAGGCAGCGAAGGAGCCTTCCTCGGAGTCGTCGCCAATGGCCAGCAGCGGCCTCCACCGTGCCCGCTGACCCTCCCACATCGTCCAGCAGCCCCCGCGCTCGCGGGCGTAGCCGATTGCCTCGCGGCACCACTCCCCGTAGCGCACGAACTTGCCGAAGATGGCCTTCCGAATCTGTGACGCGCGTGCCTCGTCAATGCCCAGCTCCGCGGCTAGCGAGCGGTCGGTCTTCCCGTAGGCGATGCCGAAGTTGAACGCCTTCGCGCCCGTGCGATGCACCTTCGTGCACTGGTCTGCCTTGATGCCCCACGCCATCTCACAGATGAGGTGCGCGGTGCCCATGTGGAAGTCGATGCCCGAACGGAAGAGGTCCGCCATCACCGTGTCGCCAGCGAGCAGCGCCGCGATGCGTAGCTCCAGCTGCGAGTAGTCGAGCTGCACCAGCACGTGGCCGGGGGGCGCGCGGAAGCAGTCGCGGGCCATCTTCCCGTCTTCGCTGTCCGCGGCTCTTGGAATATTTTGCAGGTTCGGGTTTGAACAGTTGTGGGCGAAAACGCCGCACACCGCGAAGCTCGCATCCTCTTCGACGGTCAAGTCATATACTTCAACGCCTCCGCGAGCTTGAACTTGCGTGATGACAACGCCTTCGAGTCCTTCTGCTGCAAGAAGTGAATTTTTCTGTGCCCCCGGTCGGTCACCAACGCGAGGTTGTCCACGCGGTTGTCCTCCGTGTCGTCGTTGATGTGGTGCACCAGCATCCCTTTGGGAAGCGCGGTGACCCCCAGCGCCTGCATCATCACGATGTGGTGAACGAAGTACCTCTCCCCCCGCCAAATCCGTGTGAGGTAACCGCGGCCATCCTCGCAGTCCCCTTTCCAGTTGTGATGCGCCTTCTCGGTCTTCCCTTTCATCGGGTTCTTGCTGCCGAGCTTGCTCGCTGAATACTTCAGCGACTTCAGCGCTGCGTACTCCGCTGCTGCCATCTGCGTGCGAAGCGCCTCGCAGATGTTCGCCTCGCGCGTCTTTAGTAGCTGCGCGATCTGCTTCGTCGTGTAATTCTCCCGAGCCCGGTACAGCGCCAGCACCTCCGTGAAACGCTCCGACACCCACTTCTGACTCGCTGACATAGGTCTGCGCCTCCCGCCACCCAGCCGTGCTGAGCAGCCTGTGGTCTTTTGTGCAAGTCAAAACATACCCGTTTGACAGGTGAAAAGCAAAAGCTGGCTTCACACCCTGCACGAGCACATTGGAAACGCGACGCCACCGTTCGCGGTGGGTCCACACCATGTCGCCGACAACCACTTCACCCATCGGCACATCACCTCGTTGCGTTCGCACAAGGCACCAGCCCGCGATACAACTCGTGCGGCCAGACCTCGCGCCGTCGAGGTGGATGCTGGGGTGAATGCGTCCGTCCGCCCGGTAGCACCGCGCCCAATCCTCGGAGTAGCCCACCAGCTTCTGGTAGTGGCGGTACTCCAAGATGTACCCCGGCAGCGGGTGCTTGCCCCGGAGGTACGTCAGCGCTTCTTCGTCGGTGCTCGGGGCGCCGCTGTCCGTCTGGTACGGAGAGTCCAACCCGAGCTTGTCGAAGAGCACCTTCGCCAGCTGCTGCGGCGAGCCGGGGTTCAGCTCCTTCGTGCCCGGCAGGGCGTAGTGCTGCACCTTCTCCCACGCCGCCTGCATCCCCTGCCGCATCAGGTCACCGAACAGCTGCCCAGCCTGCGGGTCGAAAGGCACACCCCATTCCTCCACGCGCTGGATGGAGGTGGCCGCGGGGAGCACAATCTTCTCCCAGATGCGTTGCCGCTCAGGCGCACGCCGCAGCCGCAACGAGAACAGAGACGCCAGCCGCGCGGTCGTCATCGCGTCGCGCGACACGTACCGCAGCCGCGTCTCTGGCTTCAGAAAGGCGTAGGCGATGGCCAGCGGCTGTTCAGCGTACTTCTCCAAGTTGAAGCCGCGTCGGTAGGCCGAATCGACCTCCCCAGTGAACTCCATGCTGACCTGCTTGCTCTCCCGCCGCTGCTTCGCCTTCCCCGCCACCTGCTTGATGAACGTCTCGATCGCGGCGAGGGCTGTCTGGGCCTCAGCCTTGTGCCCCCCCATCCCCACCAGCTCCGCCATGTCTTCGAGGTTGGCCGTGGCATCGGCCTCCAACAGCTTGCGTTGGAGCCGGGTGTCGAAGGAGATGCCCCGCACCCGCATCTGCTTGCCGCACCAGAGCGCGTGCTGGTCCGCCTTGACGTTGCTGCCCCCTTTGGGCACCTCGGGGTCCTCCAGAAGCGCTCTGAGGGGCTCCCAGCGCTCGGGGTCGTTCAGAGCCTCTTCGTCCCACACCCACACCGTTGGACGCCCCACAGGGCTGGCAGCGAGGTCCAGCAGCCGAAATTCAGGGTCCCAGAGGTACCCCGCCCACTCCAAGTCGAACGCGAAGCCGTCCCCGCGCTGGAGGTCTTCCACCGCCGCCCGAGCATCGGCTGGGGACATGACCAGCGTGGTGAAGAAGCCGGGCTCCAGATGCTTGGGCTTGGGCACCCGCGCCGTCAGCGCCCACTTCAGGTCTTCCTCGAAGTACCGCCCGAGGAAGCGGTTCTTGTGGGTCACCCCCGGCGACATCAGGAAGAACACCGGCACCGGGTTGCCGTCGTTCCAAAGCCACGTGTACCCGCGACGGAAGTTGAGAGGGCTCAACGTGCGCCCGGTCAGCGAGTAAAGGGCGTTCCACCCCATCGCGATGATGCGATCTGGCTGCGCCGCAGCGATGGTGCTCGCCAAGTGTGGGCGGCATGCGGCGATGTGTTCGTCGAGAATTTCGATGCGCGAATCCCCGCGCCCTTGGAAGCAGCGGGTGGCCACATCCAGCACGATGTCCCCACGCCAGAGCTTCCGCAGCATCGGGCGCAGCTTGCTGCCGTCACGCCCGCGGAAGACGCGCCCCTCGGCGTCGTCGAACGCGGTGGGGCCGTCTC